GTACAATATTAAAGGGAACATTAGCAGATGGTGATCCATATTTTGTAAGAGTTGTAAATCCTAAAACAATAAGAATATTCAATAATCAATCAGATGCCTTAACTGGTAATGCAGGAATTAATACCATTGGTATTGCCACTGAGACAAGATCAAGCGGTATTCATAAGTTTAGAACTGAATCTAAAAATACGTTATTAGATGTTAGAATTGTAAATGGAGGTTCTGGATATCAACATCGAAAATTAAGAGTTAATCCTGCTGGAATATCAACTTCATTTAATACAATTAATTTTGATAATCATGGGTTTTCACATGGAGATATTATCAAGTATTCACCAACCGTAGGTCTTGGCTCTACAGTTCCGAGAGCAATACAGGGTTTATCTGTCACATCATCATATTATGTGATGAAAATAAATGATAATTCATTTAAATTAGCAGATGCTGGCATAGGTGCAACTGATAAATCTAATTTTGATAGAGGTAAATTTGTAGGGTTAGGTTCAACTGGAACAGGTTATCAAACTTTTACATATCCAGAGATAAAAGTTAATGTAGAGGTTTCATTTGGATCTTCAGTAACAGGAACTATAAATTTAACTCCTTTAGTTACTGGGGAAATAACAGATGTTTATTTGTATGATAAAGGAACTGATTATGGTTCAAAGACATTAAATCATCAAGTAATACCAGATATAACTTTGGAAAATGGAAAAAATGCAGAAGTAAGACCTATAATTGATAATGGTAAAATAATCAATGTTATTGTAACTAATCAAGGTAAAGAGTATAATTCATTACCTGATATTGAATTTACATCTGAGAAGGGTGCAGGAGCGATTGTAAGACCTATTATATCAAATGGATCTATCATTGGGACTGTAGTTATAAACTCTGGTATAGGGTATGATAGTAACACTACAGCAAAGGTCATATCTAGAGGAAGAAATTGTAAATTAAGATCAAGAGTAAGGGAATTAACTGTCAACAGTCAAAATAGGTTTGGTGATTTACATCTGGTATCAAGACCAACTTCATTAAACTTTGGTGTTTTAGGATATTCACAATTAACTGCATCCGAACTTGATATAAGAGATGGAGAAAAAACATTCAAGGAAAAATTAAATGGAGAATTTGACGATAGTGAATTACTCAATCATTCTCCAATTATAGGTTGGGCATTTGATGGCAATCCAATCTATGGTCCATTTGGACATTCTGATGTAAATGATACAAATTCACAAAATAAAATTATAAATTCTTCATATAAATTAGATTCATCGAATGTTGAAAATAGACCAACAGGATTTGTTGATGGTTATTTCATAGAAGATTATAGATTTGATAATAGTGGAGATCTTGATATTCATAATGGTAGATTTGGAAAAACTCCAGAATTTCCAAATGGTATATATGCATACTTTACAACCGTCGGAATAAGCACTATTACTAATAGAATTGAAGGAGTTTATCCTTATTTTATTGGTCAAATTTATAGATCACCTTATGTATCTGAAAATGATAAATTAAATCAAGAATTTGATTTTAATAATTCTAATTTAGTTAGAAATACTTATCCATATAATGTTGGAGAACAGTTTGCAGATAATGATTTTATTACTGAGTCTTATGAAAAAATTAGACAAATATCATCTATTGAATCTATCACACAAGGATCTATTGAAAATATAAAAATTTTAGATGGTGGGTCAGGATATCAAATTGGTGATTTGACATCATTTGATGAAGAGGGCACAAATGGTTCTGGATTTACAGCAGAGGTTTCCGAAATAGTTGGTATAGGTGTATCAAGAATTGATACAACACTTGAAAGATTTAATAATGTCATATTAACTTGGAATAGTCCAAATCAAGTACAGGTAAATCTCTCTCCATTTTTAGAGATTGAACAAGATGAATCTGTATCAATAGCAGGATTGAGCACTACCATATTAAATTTAAGTGATACATTTAATGTCGGTGTCTCAACAGACAGTGTTGGTTTAGCAAAATCAATGATCGCTGCAAGTAATTCTGCTGGCGTTGTTCAAGATATTTTTGTTAATAGAATACCATCTAATGTTTCGATTGGTGGATCAATCAGAATTGGAGTCGGTGTTACTACAGAGGAATTAAAAGTATTAAATGTTTTTAATACAAATAAGGCATTAAGAGTATTAAGACAAGTAGGTTCAGCTCATACATTTGGATCTAACGTAGATGCCTTGAATAACAATTTTACAATTTCAGTTAATACAAAACAATTTGATTCAAAGGTAGATGATGTCGTGTTCTTTAATGCACCTCAATCCGTGGGTGTAGGCACATCAGGCACCTCCTCAATAATTAAATATCATATTGGAGAAATTATTGAAGATATCGATATTCCAGAAAGATCAATATATCTCCCTAATCATCCATTTGAGACAGGTCAAAAGATTACTTTAACAAAACCAACTGTAGATTTAGATGGTACAAGTTTAAGTAATACGGAAATAGATGTATCTTTCACTGATAGTTCAACTGGTTCATTCCAATTACCATCATCGTCACAAACATCAGTTGATGTCTTCGTTATCAAAAAAGATGAAAATTACATAGGTATTTGTTCTACAAGAGCTGGTGTAAGTACAAATAATAGTTTATTCTTTTTACAAAATGGAACATCAGGTATCGGATCTCATCTCTATACTTTTAAGTCCAACTTTACACAAGTTACTGCTGATGTAGATAAAGTTTTATCGACTGTGACCACAAAAATTGGATCTGCAAATACGACTACTCATAACTTAAAAAATAATGATATTGTTAAAATAAATGTTGTACCAAATTTATCGGTAGGTTTAGATAGCAAAAATCCAGTTTTTGTTGATTACATACCTGAATTTGAAAAATTAATTGTGAATCCAATACAATTTGAGGCATCTGACGTAGAAACAAATCGTTTTGATCTAGCAGATCATGGATTTAAAACAGGTGATAAAGTTTTTTATAGTGGATCTGCGACAGGATTAGCAAAAGGTGTATATTATGTTTACAGAGTAAGTGATAGATATTTACAATTAGGTGAGACATTTATAGATGTAATCTCTGATCCAGTTAGAGTTGTTTCATTTGTTGCTAATACTGGTGGTTCGGATCAACGAATTGGATTAATTAATCCTCAAATCAAAGTTGTAAAAAATTCTAAGTTAACTTTTGGTATATCAAGTGCATCACTTTTAGATTTTGATTTAAAGGTATTTACTGATAAAGAATTAACTAATGAATACATTACATCTCAAGACTCAATTTCATTTAATACTACAGGGGTGGGGACTGCTGGAATTGGCACTGATTCTACTCTAAGTATAGAATTTACAAAATCAACACCAAATAAATTGTATTATGGATTATCAAAAGGTGGATTCATAAGTACAACTGATACAGATGTAATTAACAATAATGAAATTTTATTTGTTGATAGTGTGTATAATGGTGAATACAAAATTTCAGGAGTTACATCGGATACCTTCAATTTCTCACCTAATAAACCAGAGTTCTTAAATTACTTGGAATCAGATTGTGAATTATTAGAATATTCAACAAAGTCAAAAAATGTTAAAGGTGCAATTAAAAACTTTAAAATATTATCAGCAGGTAGCAATTATAAAAAACTTCCAAAATTTAATTCTGTTATAAGTAAAAATGGTATTGATGCAAACATTAAAGTAGAGTCATCAACAGTAGGTAGAATTAACAATGTTAGAATAAATGATATAGGTTATGAATATTCATCAGATAAAACTCTAGATCCAGAAGCGTTTGTACCAACTATTGTTAATGTAGATAATTTAGATGTAATAGATAATTTATTCATCGATAATGGTGGATCTAATTATTCATCACCACCAAATTTAATAGTATTTAATCCAGTTAAAAACATCGTAGTTGATGATTCATCTTTACAACCAATACTTCCAAATCAAACTATATCTGATGTAAATATTATTTCTCCAATAACTGGTTTAGATTCAGTTCAACATAATATTATAGCGATTAATAACTCTAATGGAGTTGGAATAAATTCAATTGATCAAGCAACATTTCCTAATGCAGGTGTAGTTACTTGTTTCTTAGAAACACCAACTAATGGATTTGCAATTGAACCATTTGCAATCGGTGATAAAATTTTTGTTGAGGGAATATCAAGAGTTGGAGAAGCAGGAATTGGCACTAATACAGGATCAGTTGATGATACTTCAGTTTTAGGTGATGGGTTTAATTCAGAAGATTATAATTATCAATTCTTTGAGGTTCAAGATTATATAAAGGGCACTCCCTCTAGACTCATTTTTAGTTTAGCAGGTTTAACAACAAATCCTGGTATTGGAAAAACATTCCAATCAGGTTATGCTACAATTATTAATCAAAAAAATTATCCTGTAATTAGACCAATACAATCAAGAGGTATATTTGAGTTAAATGAAAAATTACTCATTAATGATACAAAATCAGATTTACGATTAGTTGAAATAAGAGATGATTTCGTAAAACTCGATGGATTATCATTAGTAAAAATAGGTGATAGAATCAGGGGTGAAGTAAGTGGAATATCAGCTGAAATAATTTCTATTACAGAGAATAAAGCAAAATTTAAAGTTGATTATGCAAGTAGAAAGGAAATAGGATGGTTAGATGATACAGGTAAATTAAATAAAGATTATCAAGTAATTCCAGATAATGACTATTATCAAAATTTATCATACACAATAAAGAGTCCCATAGAATGGGAGAAATTAGTAAATCCAGTAAATCGTCTTGTTCACCCAGCTGGGTTGAAGAATTTTGCAGACACATCTGTAGAAAAAAATATAGATGTATCTCCTATTAATAAAGGTCAAGAATCTGTGACATCTGTAACTTTAGATGTTATTGATGATATTATCAGAGTAGATGCCATCAATAATTTTGATTTTGTTACTGACTTTAATGTATTAGATAATAAATCTAAAAACTTACAGTTTGTTAATAAAACTCTAACAGACTTTACTAAGTGTAAGACAAATAGAGTTTTAATACATGATAATATAAGCGAGGAATTTTCAAGTGTCGGATTTTCTGCAAATGATACTGTTTTAAGGGAATTGAGAAATGACTTTAATAATTTTTTAATTCAGATTATTGATCCAGATTCATCAGATGTTCAGTTTACTGAAGTTGTAACTCTAACTGATCAAAATGATATTATAATACTTGAAAAAACAACTGATTTTACAAATGAAAGATTAGGTGAAATAAAAACTGAAATCACATCAACTGGCGTTAAAAATCTTGTATTTGAACCTACAGAAAAATTTGAGAGAGATCATGATATTAAAATATTAGATATAGGATTTAATTCAACTTTAAGTGGAATTGGAACCAATGCGGTAGGTAATGTAAATTTAACTGGTGTAAACAAAATTATAGAAAATTCAAATGTTGGGTTTACAACAACAACTATTATTGAATTTCCAAAGAATGATTTTAATGGTTTATATGCATCTATTTTTGTTGAGGATTCATTTACTAAAGAAGTTAATTATAATGAAGTTGTTATAGATTATGACGGAGATACAATTAATTTATCAGAAATTTACATTGATAAGAACAATTCTAATTCAGAAAGTGTTGTTGGTGTTGTCACAGCAAGATTTGAAGATGATAAAATAAAATTACAGATTGAAAATGATAGGGTAAACACATTAGAATCAAGATCTAATATTGTCGGTTTAGGCACAACTACTAGGGCAGCAGGTGCTTTCCGTTTCTTAACTGCAGGACAACCAGAAGGTACTGAGAGAAGTATTAGATTAGAGTCTACTTATAGAACAGGATCAGGTAGTCCAATTAATTATCTTACTATTAATAAAAATAATGAAAGCACAGTTAAATCACTTGTTAGAGTTTCATCAGGAAATACAAGTGCTGTTCATCAAATAATTTCAATTAACGATACAGATGATATATTAACAATTCAATATCCTTTTGTATCCATAGGATCAACCACTGGTATTGGCACATTTGGAGGACAAATAACTGGAAATGACATTAATTTAAGATTCTTCCCTGATGCAGAATTTGGAGATCTTATTGAAGTTCAGTCATATAATCAGGTATTTTATACTGCTAATGATTTTGATAATAATCCTCCCAGTTTATTTTATGGAACAGCACAACAATCAGTATTATTGAGTGTTTATGATGGATTAGCAGGAAGAAGAGCAAATAAAACAAAATTTGATCTTAAGCATGAAGGAACACCAATTTATACAAAGACATTTGATCCAACTAACTCTGGAATTTTAAGTACCACAACAGGTACATTTACGATACCAAATCATTTCTTTAATACAAATGAAGAATTAACTTACACATTCTCATCAACATTTGTGGGTTCTGCTTCTTCTGCATTATCAATAGGATCAACTGTAAATAATGCTGGTTTAACAACCACAATATTGCCAAACACTGTTTTTGCAAAAAGAATAAGCGATAATCAATTTAGACTATTCCCAACATTAGCTGATGTATCATCTGGAGTTGCAATTACTTTTACAGGATTTGGTGATGGTAACTCTCACAAGTTAACCATGAATAAAAAACTATCTAAAACAATAATTGGTTTAGATGGTATTGTTCAACAACCAATAACATTTACTTCTTTATCTTATACTTTAGATGGCAATATAAACTCAACAGAAACACAATTTATTATTAGTGGAATCGGATCTATTCAACCAACTGATGTACTAAAGATAAATGATGAGTTTATGAAAATCGAACAAGTTGGATTTGCGAGTGTAAAAACAGGAATAATAAATGATGCTGATAATGTTGCAGCTGGAATCTCCACATTACCAGTTGTAAAGGTAAGTAGAGGAGTTTTAGGTATACCTGCTTCATCTCATTCAGATAGTGATGTTGTGAGAGTTCATAGAGGATCATTTAATATAGTTGATAGTTCAGTTCACTTTATTGATCCACCAAAGGGTAACAATAGACAAAGAAAATCTGAATCTAATTTACCATTTGTTAGAGCAACGTTTAACGGTAGAACGTTCCTGAGACAAAATTACGATACTAACATGTTATTTGATGATATATCAGATAATTTTACAGGTATTGGAAAAACATATACATTAAAAGTTGGTGGTGCTAACACATCTTCTGGTATACAGGAAGGAAATGGTGTTTTATTCATTAATGGTATATTCCAAACTCCAAAAACAACTAATAATTCGGGTCATAATTATGAATTTATTGCAGATACAACAGCAGGTATATCAACTGTTGAGTTTACTGGAATTACCTCTGAAAATGGTTTACCAATAGTTTCAGACTTTGATATTAATCAAAACCAAGTTCCAAGAGGTGGTTTAATTGTATCACTTGGCTCTACACCAGGTTTAGGTTATGCTCCTTTACAAGGTGCTAAGGCTTCATTATTTAAGAATTCATCTGGTGCAATCACTAGTGTTGTAGGAATAGCAACAACGTCTGGTTTGAATATAGGCATACAAACTGCTGATTATGATCATATTACTGGAATTATAACGGTCACAACAAATAAAGTACATGGTTTCTCATTGAACAGACCAAATACTGTGCAACTTAAGGATTTAGAATTTAGTTGTACATCAGAACACGCTGGTGTGACGACAACTATTTTCCAAGATCATGATAGACCATTATTCCTTGTAGGTATAGTTTCTGAAAGAACTTTTGAGGTTGATGCTGGTATATGTACTATACCTCATGTTTATCAAGGTGGTGGTAATGCCTTTAAATTCTTTGCTGATAATACATTTGGTTCAGGTTATAGAGGTGGCACCGTATCGATTGGCGTAACTGATATTGCTTATGAGCATCGTTTTGTAAGTGCAGGTATAGGTTCAATAAGAAAAGGTAGATTTGACGGAGATCAATATACAGCAACAAACGCAGAATATGAATCACATAGTGGTGTTCTTGTATTAACAATTCCAAATCATAATCTAACCACTAGTGACACAGTAGGTATTGATTCAGGAAGTTTAGTATTTAAATGCTCTAAAGACGGATTCTTTGGTAATCATCCATACCCCAGATCACTTTCAGTGACAAGTAATCCAAATGGTGATCCTATTGCAGGTCAAATTGTTGCTATAGGTGCAACTACACCTAATTCAATTACAATAAATGTTGGACCAGGTGGAGGTGGTGGTACAGGAGCAAATATTACTGCAACTGTTGGAGTTGGAGGTACGTTAGCATTTAATATTGTAAGTGGTGGAACTGGTTATGTAAATCCAGAACTTATAATTCCTGAACCAACTTATGAAAATTTACCAGTGGTTGGAGTGTCAAGATTAGGTGTTGGTGCTACCACAGAGACAGGATTAAATTTATTATTAAATGTAGAGGTTGGAGCATCATCCACAAATGTTGGTATTGGATCTACATTATTCGAGATTAATAAGTTCAGTATCACAAGACCTGGACATTCATTTAAAGTGGGTGATAAATTTAAACCAGTTGGATTAGTTACTGCTGCTCATTTGTCGCAACCCATTCAAGAATTTGAACTTGAAGTCATTGAAATATTCCGTGATAGATTTTCTGCTTGGCAATTTGGAGAAATTGATTATATTGATAGCATACAAAACTTCCAAGATGGTAGTAAAGTTAGATTCCCGTTATATTTTAATGGTCAAATTTTAAGTTTTGAGAAGGATGATACAGATGCTACCTCTCAACAAATTGACTTAGATGCGGTGTTAATTATTTTTGTTAATGGAGTTTTACAAACACCTAAAGTAAATTATCAATTTGAAGGTGGTTCAACAGTATTATTTGATAGTGCTCCCGATCCAGAAGATAAAGTTGATATATTCTTCTATAAAGGAACTGAAGGTGTAGATGTTCAAATTGAAGATATACAACAAGTAATTGAAATAGGAGATGAATTTAGAGTATTACGGAATGATCAAGTTACAGGAGTTTCTACAATATCAGAGACTAATTCATTACGATCTCAAACTAATGATAGAGTGTTAAAAGAGATAATAGGTGCTGATATAGTAGAAACAGACATTTATACAGGAATTGGTATTACAGAAAATACACAGAAACCAATTAGATGGGAGAAACAAAAAGTAGATATTATATTAAATGATGTCATAATTCCAAAAACAAGGTCTGTTCTTGAACCACAAATTTATCCTACTGCAAAAATCATAGGTAATTTGACAAATACATCAGGAACATCTTTATCTGATCCTATATTTGTTGATAATGTATCATCTTTCTTCTACGAAAAAGATAGATATTCTACTAATGATACAACAACTGATGCTTTAATTAGTTCAGGTTTCATTGAAGTTGGAGCTGCTGCGACAGCGATTGTTTCTGCTGCTGGTACGATTTCAATTGATATTAAAAATGGAGGATCTGGTTACTTATCAGCACCAAGTATTTCAATTCGCCCACCAATTGGATCTGGCACAACTACTGGCATTGGTTCAACAGCGTTTGCAACAACAACAATATCAAATGGTTCAGTTGTTGATACGACATTGACCGCTGTTGGATTTGGATATACACGCTCAAATCCTCCTCAAGTGATTATTGAAGAACCTGTTTTTCAAACTGAAAAGATTGATGGTCTTACACATAGTAATGTATTGGGTTTCACTGGAATTATTACAGGGATTCAAGAAACCAGTAGAGGTGGATCAGGTAAAGCATTGAGATTCTTCTTTACTGCAGTAAGAAAAAACAATGACGGTGATATTCTTAATTTAACAAGTGCTAATAGCATTAAGCAAGGATACCCATTCTTAGTCACTGGCACTAAGGTTGGATCAGGAGTAACTTCTGTTCTTTCAACCAATGCTGGTGGTAAAGTTGGTATTGGAACAACATTCTTGGATAATATCTACGTGGTTGAATTTGCACCTCACGTTGATGGTGCCAGTGGGTTAGTTACAGCACACATTCATACAGATAGTAATAGTTCCGTACAAGGAATAAACACAGAAGGTCAATTTAATCAAACTAATTTAGGTATTACAACTCAATTAGGAGAAATTAACTGGGGTATATTATTTGGAACAGGATTAAATAGATCATCGAACCCAATATCATTAAATGTAAGAGGTTTAACTGTAGATGTAGGATTATCAACGTTCCCAACAATACAACGTAAAAACTTTGTGAATAGTTCTATGAGAGGTTTGAGATCTACTGGTGCAATCAGAGCATTTGGACTTTGATTGATTAATCACTATAAATAAAAAGAAAAGTTAAGATTCGATGCCAGCAATTGTTACTGATCAGTTTAGAATCCTGAACGCAAATAATTTTGTAGAATCAGTCGAAAATACAAATAATTCTTACTATGTTTTTATAGGTTTACCTAACCCTAAAGGAGCACCTACTCTTGTTGGGTATGGAAGAAGCAGTGAATGGAACTCAGATGGTAAAACACCTGCTCCTATAGATAGTTTTTCTTATCGTGCTCATACGGGCGATACGATGATGTTTGGTAAAAAAGTATCATCTGCTAATATTAGAAGAATTATAAGAAGAGTAGATTGGATTTCAGGAAAAAAATATGAGATTTATAGAGATGATTACAGTGCAGAGAATCAAAGTCCACAAACTAAGGCAAATCGTTTATATGATGCAAATTACTATGTCTTAAATTCTGACTTTAAAGTTTATATATGCATTGATAATGGATCAACAGGAGAAAATCCTTTAGGTAATGTTTCTGAGGATGAACCAACATTTACTGATTTGGAACCATCAAAGGCAGGTAATAGTGGTGATGGTTATCTTTGGAAATATCTATTCACTGTATCACCAAGTGACATAATTAAATTTGACTCAACAGAATATATAACAGTACCAAATAATTGGTCTACATCAACTGACGCACAAATAGCAGCTGTCAGAGATAATGGCAATTCTGATATAAATCAAAATCAAATCAAACATGTTTATATTGAAAACGGAGGATCTGATTATACAGATGGAGATGGTCAAGAGGTAGATATAATTGGAGATGGAACTGGAGCAAAAGCCAGAGTTGATGTTGTAAATAATAAAATAGTTAATGTTACTGTAAGTGCTGGAGGAAAAGGATATACCTACGCACAAGTCGATCTTGAAAATTTACAAAAAGGTTCTTTAGAATCATTGAGTAATCCTGCTAAATTGATTCCTATCATACCACCAGGTTTAGGTCATGGTAATGATATTTACACAGAACTTGGGACTGATAAAGTAATAGTTTACGCTAGATTTGATGATACCACCAATGATTTTCCTACTAATACCAAATTTTCACAAGTCGGAATAGTAAAAAACCCTACAAAGGTAGGCACTAATTCATTATACTTAGATAATACATACTCATCATTACAAGGGTTTAAGTTTACCTCTGTAACTGGAACACCTGAAATAGGTGAAGAAATTACTCAACTTTTAACGATTGATAATCCTAATAAAATAGCAACTGGTTTCATAGCTGCATATGATAAGGAAACTAAAGTACTAAAATATTTTAGAGATAGATCTTTACATTTTAATGAAACTACAAAAGATCAAACCGATAGGGTTGGAATTGATACAAGTGGTAGAATTTTTCAATTTGAGTCTTCTTCATCAGTTGTTAAAGGTAAAACCTCTAGTTTTACTGGAACAATTGATCAAACTCAAAACACAGCAACAACTAATCCATCAGGAAGTAAATTAATTAATTTAGGAGTTAACTTCACAAACGGACTATCAGAATCTGAGATAAATAAAGGGTCGGGAGAAGTTATCTATTTAGATAATCGACCTGAAATTTTGAGAAATTCTCGACAAAAGGAAGACATTAAAATCATACTAGAGTTCTAACAATGCCACAAAAGACAAACTTAAATATCAGTCCTTATTATGATGATTTTGATAAGGCGAAAAATTTTTATAAGGTTTTATTCCGACCAGGAAATCCTGTTCAAGCGAGAGAATTAACAGGTTTACAGTCAATATTACAAAATCAAGTAGAATCTTTTGGTCAGCATATATTCAAAGAAGGGTCAATGGTGATACCTGGTGGTGTTGAATATAACTCTGCATATTTTTCTGTTAAAGTAAATCCAACGCATCTTGGCATTGATGTTACAGTTTATTTAAACGAATTAATTGCAAATAATAGTGGTAAGGGAACTAGAGTTAGAGGTCAGTCTTCTGGCATCATTGCAAATATTAAAAATTTTATATTACCACCAGCAGAGGGCATTGATGAAATTACTCTTTTTGTATCTTACTCTTCATCAGATGATAGTAAAGAAAGTGTTCCTTTCCCTAATGGTGAAACTTTGATTCTTGAAGAATCCTTTACCTATGGAAATACAACGCTTACTGAAAATGAAACTATATTAAGCACGGTTGCAGAAAATGCATCTGCAACTGGATCTTCATTTAATGTTGAGAAAGGTGTATATTTTATGAGAGGTGTGTTTGTTGATGTTCCCAAAACTTCTATCGTATTAGAACCATACTCAAATAAACCTTCATATCGTGTTGGATTTGAGATAATCGAAGAGGTTGTAGAGGCAAATACTGATTCTTCACTTTATGATAATGCGAAAGGATTCAGTAATTTTGCTGCACCAGGTGCTGATAGATTTAAGATATCCACTAAACTAAC